CAGTTGTTCTAGATCGCCTTTGCGCTGTGTCATCAGGTCAGCACGTATGTAACCAGTAAAATTTACTTCAAATGGTAATTGCTGTACTACATCTGCATACTTTGTTATCTTATCCGTGTAATCATTGAAGGTATCATCCGTGACAATATAATCTGTTGTACCCCATTTATCATAGTTGCGCTTTATATCTCGCTCAAAGTCTTCTGCTGATCTGGTATGGTCATCCTTCACACCAAGAATTGGAAAGTTACAGTATGCACACTGAAAACGACAACCACGTGAAGTCTCAAATGATAATGTTTCTTCTGGTCTTACAAAATCTCTTTTTTGATATTCTATGCCTATGTTTTGCCATGGAAATGCATTATACTTTTTCGTTTCCATACAATCTATGACTTTAATTTTTGGTGCGCCAGGATATATTTCTTTTTCTTCGTATTCTGGATTACCTTCAAGTACTGCACCGACACCCAGTTCACCATATCCAACAATACAATAGTCTATATTTGGTATACCAGCAATTGACCATAATCCTTGGCTACCAGCTATTGTTATTACGTCATAGTTTTTCTTGACGTATTCAAAAAGTTGTACTATATTGGGAGTGGATAAGTAGAAGATTCCACCAACACCTACCATTTTGGTATTGGAGTCTACTCTGCTTTTGACTATTTCGACTAGTTCTTCATATGTCCAAGAGTGTAGATAGTCAACTACTTCTACATCAAGATCATATGTTTCTCTGAGGTATGTGGCAACTCGGTACGTACCAGAAGTTCGCATTGCCATTTCGTATGATGGCTCGGTACCCATCTCACTTACTTCATACGAGTAAGCGGAAATACCCGTAAACAATAAAACGTCTACTGCCATAATGTAACTCTAGTAAATTTTTGTAAGATTATATCCAACAGGTTCTGTTGTTTTTATCTCATGTTTCCTTTTGTCAATATCAATAAAGATAATATGTTTAGGAGAGAGTTTTTTAATATTTTTTACTCGCCAAGTTTTAGGTGCGCCTTCTGTCACTCTACTGCCGTCTGGTAGGATTGTTGTCTTGCCTTGAAAGAAAACGGTTAACTCAAATTCTTCATACCAGAACTTGAGCCACCATTCTTTAAGACTCGACTTTCGCACCACCACGCCACTGTCTGCAACTCCAGTATCCTGCTTTAGTTCTGTCTTTTTTGTTTGCACAGTCATGTCGGGCTCTAAAACTTGCTCTTGCTTTTGGGTCATCTCGTTTAATTTCCATGTTTGGATCACCAAATGAAACTTTAACTACATTGCCTTTTGCATTTTTGACATATACGTAAAATTTCTTTGAACCACCACGTTGAACTTTATTTAGCGAAACTTTCTTTTTCTCGCCTTCTTCCATGATTAGAATATCTTCTGATATCAAATCTTCATTCATTGCGGCACAATCATCACAACAAACTTCTTCGCTTACTGATTTCCAACCACCGCCAGCTTTCTTGTATTGCTTGGCAGCCCAACCATTTGCATATGCAGATGGATATACATCAAACTTTGATTTTGCTTGTGACTTGTATTTAGACCACAATGCAGGCTTTGTTGGAACATTCTTTTCTAAAAAGAGTTCATAATCTTCACGAATCTTTTCTAATTCATCTGGGTAATCTTTATCACCCTTCTTTGCGGGTGCTTCACCACGAGCCTTTTTTGCTCTGATATTAGCCCACAATCCTTTTTTATTTCCTTCTGAAATAAACTCATCAAAAGTTTTCAAAACAAACTCCTCTTTTTTATCTGTAGAAACCATAACGGGCTTTCCACCTTTACCCGATCTATCTGCTACTGGATCTTTTGCTCTTTTTCTTCTAGCGGCAGATGCTCTATCATCTTTATCCATGCTATGTGCTTTTGATCGAGGCATACATTTTGGTTTGCCTTCCCCTGGCTCTCTAGCACAATCACCCTTAATTTTGCCATCGGTACCTACACGTACCCAATCGCCTTGCTTACCTTTACCAAACCATTTTCTAAGGTCTTCTGCTAATTCTTCATAAGTCTTCATTTCTTTTTAGCCTTAGCTTTAGGTGCTGGCTTAGCTTTTTTTGGTGCTTTGACTTTAAACTTCTTAGCTTTATACTTACTGCCAGAACCACCTTTTGTAATTTTAAACTTCTTAGCGGCTTGTGGTTTACCACCGCCACCTTTCTTAATTCTTTGTAGTTCGTTCTTACGTACTAGTGGCATCATACGAACGGCTAATCTCGCTACTAGAGGTGCCATTCTTTTTGCCATGCCTTCGATACGTGCTTTCTCTTGTGGTGGCATCTTACTTACATCACGACCTCTAGCAAATCTCTGCTTGATTACGTTTCTTGCACCACGTTGCGCTCTCTTTTTAATTCTAGCTGGATCAGCGGCTCTTCTAGATGCTCTCATTCTAGCAACTTTAAGTTTCTGTCTATTTCTTCTAGCCGCAAATCTGCGCTTCATTCTACCTTGAACAGATAATACTTCATCAAGTACTTGTTCTTCTAATTCATCTTCCAATTCTAAATCAAAATCTGGTATTTCTTCAATGTCTTTAAAATCTTGCAACTCTTCTTCGTCATACATTCCAAGAGCAACCATATCATCGAATGTCATTTTATTAATTTCATCTTCCATCTGAAGTATTTCTACTTCTGAAAATTCAAATTCATTTGGTGCATCTGAAACTGCATCGTCTGAGTTGTTTTGTTTGTACTCTATGTCGCCCTGACCAGGAGTCATATCTTTGTAGTGTTGAGTACCTTCTGGAGTTCCCCAATGGTGAATATCTGAGTCATATTCTTCTTTAACCATATTAGCAAGAGTTCTTGCATCTATCTTATCAGATACTTGACCAGCAACGTTGAGGGCATACCACTCAATACCATGTCTGGTCCTGCCACCACCTTCTCTTTTCTTTCTATCGTATACTTGCTTTAGTATTTTCTTGGCGACATTGTACTTATTTCTATGTACTGTTTTAGCAAGAGGATCAAGCATCCATCTTGGTGCTTCATCAAGTTCTTCTTCTTTGACACAATTCGGGACAATTCTTTTCCCCTTCTTTTTCATGCCCTGCTGTTTCCAACCTACCCAACAGGCTTCATCAACTTCATCTTCTGCTAATTTATTTTCTGGCTCTTTAGGAGCTAACTGTGCAAGTTTTGCCCTACGTTTTTCTGCTTTACGTTGCATTGAAGACTTGCCAATACGATTACGCATTGTTGTTCTGTTTCTACCTATGTCTTCTTCTTTTATTCCACGTAATTTTTTCTGGCTTTTTACCCATGTTCTCGCTCTATGGTTTGCAACGGGCTCTCTTGTCCATGCACCAATTCTTCTGTAGACTGACATGGTGGCACCCTGATAGTTTGCACCATCTGAGTTATCAACAATAAACATATATCTACCAAACAAGTTTTGAAATCTACCAATATTATTTTGTACATCTTTCCACAAATCTGCTACTACTTTATCTGGAAGAGTTCTGGGTCTTGATTTGTTTCTTGCTTGTGCTGTTTCTAAGTCAGTGTTGACGAATATCATCGCAACATCATAACCAATTGATCTGAGTTTATTTGCTTGATTGCTTATTTTTTGATAATCTTTACCAGTACCATCAATTACTAAACCAAGCCTACCATCTATCCATTGTTCTTGTCTTTTATTTGTAAGAAGTTTGGCTCTGTCTCTGATAGACTGACCTTTGCTAGAAAATATATTGTCTGGTGATGGTTCCATGCCCACTTTAGCTAAGGCTCTTTCGAAAGCATCATCAGAATTTATCAGTTTCAAGCCAAAAGATTGTAGTCCAGTTTGACCCACAATAAATGACTTACCACTGCCTGGTCCTCCAGCAAGGAAAACTGCCTTGAAAATTCCAGGGTCATTTATACCCTCTTCAAGAGGGACAGGGTCAATAAAATCTAAGAATGTTTTATCCATAAGGTTATTTATAATTAAACTAAAGCTAATACCTTGCTGAGTGCCGAAACAATAGTCTCTGCGTGAATTTTCAATTTTTCATCTTTGATACTACTACGAATAGCCTCAACGTCAGAAAAATCAGCAATTAACTCATCATACTCACTACGAGTAATATCACCTTCGCTTAGATAACTCTGTAGTTGTAAAAGTTTATCTTCGTACTCTTTTAATAATTCTTCTTCTTGCATTATGTTATTCCTTCATTATTTTTTGATGCGTGATCCCGTTAAAGCAATAGCATCATCTGTTGCCTTAACAATATTTTCCCATTTTAGTTTACAATAAACTTCTGAAGGATTTTCTCTATTGTAAAACTCTTCAACTAGTCCATGTAACTCCTTGTAAAGATCAGTACTAGTATCGTTCATCGTACCCGCACTATATATCTTCAGCCACAGAGAGTTTTTATAAGTGTCTTGTGACAATGGACATCTACCCTCACTGGTAATAGCATCAACATTAAGTTCTACTAGTTTACCATATTCTACGTTATCAAATTTATCAGCAAAAAGATTGCCAATATTGGCACAACCAGCAAGCGATAATACAATTCCTACAATAATAATTCCTTTTTTCATGTTTCCTCCAAACGTTTCATTAACCTTTCAGCCCTGTTTGTTACTTGATCGTACCATCTAGAATCTCTACCTTCAACTGCGGCAGTTTTCCAATCGCCTTCAAGTACAGCGGCATTCATTTTCTTAAACTTACTGAGCCTTGGTCTGCCCATATTGAACATCATATTGACCAAGATTTGCTGTACGGTGTCAGGTAGTTCTCCAAAGTTCCCTTCTCCGTATAGAGTGTTACACTCGGAGATGGCAGTATCAAGGTCTCGTTCAAAACACGCCCGGACTCTTTCTTCGTCAACTGGAGTTCCAACTGCCCTTCCGAATTCCTCGTCACTTTCGAGGACAAGGTGACCGACTCCAAAGGTTGGATAGCCGAGGTGGTCGTTATAGATGACATATTCTACTCCTTCGTCAATTTTTAGTTGTTCAAAAACTGCTTCTCTATTCATTAAAATGTTCCTATCTGTTCTTTTAAGAACTTTGAGAAAGAGGGGCGACTTTGACCCTCTTTAAGTTGCATACCTTTACGTACCGCGTTAAATAACTTTTTAGCACTAGCATCTGTTGCTCTAGGATTAAGACCTTTCTTAAATGATGCAAAGTCATTGTTGCTAACAAAAGTTCTCATTTTAGTGCCACTAATTCCAGTAACGCCTTCTGCGTCTGGATCTCTTTCACCGGCTGATACTATTGAAATTTCTTTGAATGTGTAATCCTTACCATTATATTTATCTGCTATTTTTTGAAACTCTGCAACTCTATCAGACCCAGCAATCATTACTACATGAGTAAATCCTTGCGTACTCATCTTTTTAAGGTGTGCAATGAAGTGTGGTTCTGCTCTAGAAGATGCCAGAAATTTAGTACCTGGATGGATACTTTTCAGATAAGTTATTTTATCTTGTGCGGTAAGAGGATTTTTATGTTTGTCTTGAGAATGACTCACAATCACACGATGATCTGCCCTTCTCTTCTGGGCTTCACTTCTTACTTTGTCAACTAATTTGCTATGACCAGCAGTTGGAGGGTTTAGTCGACCAAAAGCAAATACTATTCGCTTTTCTCTTTCTTCGTGGATTGTTCGGAGTTTCATGGTTTATTCTCTGCTAATAATTAGTACGTTTGATACTATTTATAACAGAAAAATAAACTATCTGTCCCATGCTTTGATTGCTGTGAAGTTGTTGTAACTAAATTCCATTCTGTCAACTAGTTTTACTGCTCTACCAGATGTTCTGTCAATAGCAACATACCCTTCTGGGTTTACTACTTTGAATCCAGTTGGAGTTCTGACAAATGTATTAGCCAATTGTTTTATTTTATTTAGTTTGGAAACTATCATCATCTTCGCAGATATTAATAAGTTCTGGAAGATGATGACGTTTACAAGTAAGTCTGTCAACTTACGTAGATCACGGAGGGTCGCTGTTTTTCTGTCCTCAATCGTTTTCTTCGTTTTATCAGTTTTAACTTTTTCCTGTTCTTTGTCGAATTTTTCTTCGACCCAAGTTAAATAACCTTTTGCGTGTTCACTAGGATTAGTAATTTCTTGTCCAACTCTTACTTTAGAATTTGTATATGTTTTTATACCAGCACCAACAAATTTACCTTCAAATGATGCTTGTATTCTTAAAAACTTTGTTAATTCAGCAGATGATATTTTGTTGAATGCTTTTCCAACTTCAGACAATTTAGCTGTTACTTGATCTGTTTCTGCTTTAGTAAATGTGGCTGTTCCACTGCTATCTTTATATGTTGCGTCATCCATCCAAACAGAAGAAGGTTTCCTAAGACTTCTGGTATCTGCTCCGAAAGATGCTTTCATGTTTTCTAGTGACGTTCCCTTATAGGTAGTATGCCAGACCACCCCGATCTTGGCAGATTTCATTTTTCTCTCTAAGAATGAACCTTTGGGGATTGCGTAAACGATTGTGTTAGGTTGAAATGTTGTGTACGTCTGACCATCTATCCTATCTGTTTCTAGGTCAGAAGAAGTAAACATCAAGTCACCTTGAAGGACGTTTGTAATACCTAATTTGCTAAACTCTGTTAAAGCAGTCTTGAATTTAGGTTTTAGTGGAGCGGGTAACCTTGCATCAGAATCTATTTCTCTTGCAGTCTTATATAAAAGTGGTGTTTTGTTAAACACTGATTTTTTTGCTACAAAGAATTTTCCATCAGAAGGATCTACACCCGCAAAAATAGCTGGAGCTCCATCCCACTTTACTGTCATATTAATAGACGTACGGGAGTTTCCAGCCATCATATCTCGTAAAGACCGCAAAAAATTGACAGAGCCTCTGGCTCCACCAATTCCAAAATTTAATATTTCATCCTC